CATAATTTACATAGACACTTTGACGGGAACAGTTATATTGTAAGCCGGAGAAATCGTATTCTCGGTATAGTGGAGATTTAAATACATAAACGACTATGATACAGATTATTAGTGCTATTGTCCATGATGAGGACACAGGAAAGATTCTTGAACCCACAATCAAAATGAACAAAGAAGTTTCCACGGAAATGGAACTGGAGGAAATCCGTAGAAACCTGAAGCGACAGAAAGATAATGGACACAAAGTTGAAATTTATTTCATAAAAAAAATGATACATTGACAGCGGTAAATATAATCATATTGGTTGATAAAGAAAACCAATTAATCGTTATCACAACAGAGAACGATAGCGACTTTGATGATGCCGTTGAGGCGATTATCCATAAGTTAAAAGAACTTGGAAGCGACAACATCACGGTAAGCAGGAATTAAGTTTGACAGAGCATGACAGCCAAAGAAATCATTGACAGCATAAACACTCACTACAAGCAAGGCTTTGTAGCAACAGAGATACACGCCATGTTAAACCATTACGGGCAAATAAACCAGGAAATCTTCTATGATAAATTATCCGGGGTAAGTATCTACATGAATGGAAAAGACGTGGTTTACCTCCGTGAAGATGTGGAATGGGCTGTTGGTGAAGCTATTAAGGAAGCTGTCTGATAAAGTTGACTGAGATTTTAGGTCAGCTTTTTGAATGTATTATCTTTGTAGTGTCGAAATCTAACAAGGAAAGATGAGAGCAAATTAAGTCGAATAAAGCAATCCATTAGAAGGGTGATAGTCAGATGGCTTTCCTTGGCCTTCGACGACTGACTTCCCCTTCTTAGTGGGTTGCTAAAAACAAGGAATATTATGAAAGAAACTAATTATTTTTCACACGACTATAATGCCAGATCAGACAGAAAGCTGATAAAGCTACAAACAAAAATGGGCATGGAGGGTATGGGTATATATTGGTGCATTGTCGAAATGCTATATGAAGAAGCTGGATACCTAAAAAAAGACTACGACAGTATAGCTTTTGAATTACGGACTGAATACGCCCGTATAAAATCCGTAATAGAGGACTATGAATTATTCAAAACAGATGACGAAAAAATATGGAGCGAAAGTTGTCTTGAACGCTTAAAAAAGCGAATGAGTATTAGTGAAAAGGCACGTGAAAACATCAATAAACGTTGGGAAAAATACAATGGTAATACGGGCGTATTACGGGCGAATCAATTTGGTAATACTATAAAGGAAAGGAAAGGAAAGGAAAGAAAAGAAAAAGAAATAAAAAAACTAATAGAATTGCCTGATTATTTTAAAAATTTCAAAAATTATAATAGCAGGATAAGGTACCAATCCGATTTCCAAAACGAAGAGTTTGCAGAACTATGGGACGACTGGTGTGAATATTGGTATATGCTGGAGAAAAACAAAGGCAAAGAATACGGATGGATGGAACAGCGTTCACAGATTCACTTTTTCCACAATTTTACAGGGGGCAATCTAAAAAGACTTAAAGACTACATTTTGTTCGCACAACAAAAGGGTTGGGCTTCTGTAACTTCAGATATTGATGAACTCAAATATACCACTACCCAAATAAAAAATTGCAGATGAAAATAAAGAGCAGTAATACCGGAAATATATACGAGGTTGAGTTTGCCAAAGCTGGACAACAAAAAGTTGTTTGTCCTGAATGTTCCCGAACAAGGAAAAACTCAAAAGATAAAAGCCTGTCATTTAACATGGCAGAAAAAAAAGGTTTGTGCCATCATTGCAAAGCATCATTCTTTGAATACAAACCATATCTCGAAAAAAAACAATACAAAATCCCTGAGTGGTCTAATAAAACAGAACTATCAGATAAAGCGGTTAAATGGTTTAGCGGTAGAATGATTAGTCAGGATACCCTTATTTTGCTTGGCATAAGTTCAGCAAGGGAGTATATTCCACAGTACGAAAAAGAAGTTGACTCAATCTGTTTCCCATACTATCGTGGAGAAAGCCTTGTAAACATAAAGTTTCGTGGTGTTGGCAAATCTTTTAAACTTGTTAGCGGAGCAGAACTGATCTTCTACAACCTTAATGCCGTTAAAGACACTGTGGAGTGTGTTATCGTAGAGGGGGAAATAGACTGTTTGTCTTTTATTGAAGCAGGTGTGAAAAATGTTATCTCTGTCCCAAATGGTGCCGGAGGGAAAAATCTCGAATACGTTGATAACTGTTATGACGACCTTTCTCATATTGAAACATTTTACATCGCTGTTGATAATGATCTGCCGGGAATATCCCTGAAGGAAGAACTTGTAAGGAGGTTTGGTGCAGAAAAATGTAAGATTGTAAACTTTTTAGATTGTAAAGACGCCAACGAATATCTGGTGAAGTATGGCGGGATTGAATTAAAGGACACGATCACAAACGCACAACCACTCCCAATCACAGACGTAGTTGATATTGACGGCATATATGACGATATATACTCTATGTACCAAAATGGTCTTCAGCCAGGATTACACATTTCAGATTACGGATTTGACAAATTAGTTAGTTGGGAACCGGGAAGACTGTACACAATCACTGGTATACCGTCTCACGGAAAAACTGTATTTTTAGATTACATTCTCACACGGTTAAATTGTATTCATGGATGGAAGGTTGCCATGTATTCACCCGAAAACTTCCCTGTAAAAATCCATTTTGCAGGGATCGCATCACAGATTACCGGTAAACCATTTAATGCAAAATATCTCTCAGCGGATGAATTTGACAGAGTATATGGTCATATTGTATCAAACTTTCACTGGATTTATCCCGAAGTAGACATAACGATTGAGAATATACTAAGCAAGGCAAGGCAACTTGTTCAACGAAACGGGATAAAGGTCTTAGTAATTGACCCGTACAACAAGTTGGAACATACCCGCAACCGTAATGAATCTGAAACGGAATATATTGGGAGGTTCTTGGATGCCATCACAATGTTTGCTAAACAAACTGGTTGTGTTGTGATCTTGGTCGCTCACCCTACAAAGATGCAGAAGGATAAAGACGAGATCAGGTACAAAGTTCCAACCCTATATGACATATCGGGATCATCAAACTTTTACAATAAGACGGATTTCGGTATCATTGTTTACAGGGATTTTGATGAAAAGACAGTATCTGTTATTGTTCAGAAGGTAAAATTCAGGCATCTTGGCGAGACAGGAAACACGGAGTATAAGTATAATTTGACCAATGGGCGATTTTATCCCGTTGGAGACAAAGAGGACAATGGATCGTATTTAGATAGGGATTGGACAAAAAGTTCTTCCGAACACTATAATCCAAACATATACATCGAACCAAGTTCAGATTTTCCTTTTTAAATTCCAGTTTTTAAACGGAAAAGCTGGACAAAAATATGAACGAAAAAGTTGAAAAACAGAAGAATATATATAAGCACATGTCGGACAAATTACCAATAGGTGGTGTTGTGCGTGGTTCAATTTCTGATAACGGTTACGGCTTTACGCTGTGATTTTTTAACCAAAGAAAAAAAATGAAAGACATAAAAAATAATAGCGTTAAAGCCGATGTTATGCTCTCGGTTTGCCCCGAATTGGGACCCGAGTTCATTGACACTTCAAAACGCAAGGATGAAAGGCACTATTGGTTGATGCCACCTGATAAATTGAAGCCATTAAATGATGAGTTCAATTTTGATTTTGACCCCTGCCCATTTCCCCGCCCAGATGGATTTGATGGATTGGAAACAGATTGGGGAAAATCAAATTGGGTAAATCCGCCCTTTACAGGAATGGCGAAAGTAGCAGGTAAGCGAAAGATAGGACCGATGGCGTGGGCAAGAAAAGCACTTGCAGAAGCAGTAAAGGGCAACACTTCGGTTTTGATTTTCCCAATTTATCAAGTGAGGGTTATTAGTTGGTTGGAGGACCAAGGCGGGGAAATTAGATATGCAGGAAAAATCAGGTGGATTGCTTGTGAAGATGGAACTCCTAATCCAGCGGAAGGAAGTAGTATTCAACCTTGCGTTTTGATAGTGGTCCGTCCTTCGGGGCAAACTGGAGCATAACGGACGAGGGTAAAAAATCGTTTTAATGTTTTTTACCCTGTGTTAT